TTTACTCCGCTAGATACAACACTTACTAAAGTATCAAAAAATATACCTATGTTGAGTACGTATACTGATCCTAATGGTGATGTTGTTGAAGGTCTAACAGCAGCTAACATAGATACATATGTAGATAGATGGGCACCGCATAATACTTGGTATGCTCAGAAGTTAATTTTAGATCATTCGGATGTTTTTGTAGTTAGTTAATTTTTGAAAGTTATATAATGTCGTTATATCAATTTGTCCCTGATAATATTACCAATTTAAATCATGATTTTGTAACATGGGAGAATGCGTTTACAGATGAAGAGCTTGACCGCCTTGTAGCATATGGTGATTCTCTTGATTTACAAACTGCAACTGTAAATGCGACTGATGTTGTAACTGCAATTCGCCGTACAAAGACAGGCTGGATAGACAACAATCCTGAGTCTGCATGGTTGTACGATCGACTTGCCTATGTAGCTAGAAAAATAAACTCTAAGTTTTTTAATTTTGACTTATACGGGTTTGTTGAACATATGCAGTATACTGTTTATACAGATGATGAACAAGGTTTCTATACATGGCATCAAGATATATCTGCAGCCGTTGAATCACCAAGAAAATTAAGTTTAATCTTACAATTATCTGATCCTGCTGATTTTGATGGAGGTGAGCTTGAAACTTGAGGAGGACCGCAAACAAATAACGTAGAAAAACGAAGAGGTTTAATTGCAGCGTTCCCGAGTTGGAGAATGCATAGGGTTACTCCTGTAACAAGAGGCATACGTAGAACACTTGTTATCTGGGTTTCTGGTCCATCATTTAAATAATTAGGAATATATTATGCAAGTAGAACATGACAATTTTATAGGTACGTACGATGGTGCTTTTTCTAAGCAATACTGTGAAAATTTAATTTCGCTATTCGAGTGGAATAATCAGAACAATCGCACCTACGGTAGACCTGAACAAGAATCTTTTAAAAAAGACCAATCTGTAAATTTGAACCCTGTAAATCAGACTGAGATATCATTTTTTACACCTCAGATGAGTGAATACATTAATGAATTTAATGAAGGGTTTTGGAACAAGTGCTATAAAGACTATACAGATACGTATAGTACTATTAATACGTATGAAAATCATACAATTTATACTTACAAAATACAAAAAACAGAACCATCTGGTGGTTATCATATCTGGCATTGCGAGGATGCAGCCAAGATTATGTCCAGACGAATTGGTGTCTATATCTTATATTTGAACGAGGTAGATGAGGGAGGAGAAACAGAATTTCTGTATCTCAAAAAGCGCATTAAAGCAAAGCAAGGGCGTTTAGTAATTTTTCCTCCAAATTATCCATGGACTCATCGCGGAAACCCACCATTAACAAACACAAAATACATTATGACCGGGTGGGTTGAATTCTCTTAGTACTGATCGATCTCAACTACAAGGACCTACGGGTCCTTTTCCTATAAATATATTATAATATTTGGGGAAATCATGGCATCAACGTACAATTTAGCTATAGATCAGGGATCGGACTTTTTTATTACTATTGTTGTTACCGACTCCGCAGGTTCGGTAAGAGACCTGACCAACTACACTGGACAAGCTCAACTAAGAAGATCATACGCTTCTACATCTAACGTTGCATTCACAGTAAACGTTGCTGCTAATGGCGAGGTTACTCTTGCTTTAACTAACGCCAGCACCGCAAATTTAAAATACGGTCGGTATGTATACGACACTGAGTTAACTAATGCTATAACTGGATCAAAAGAACGTATCTTAGAAGGTGTTGCAACTATATACCCTGAGGTTACTAGATGACTGATAAGATAACAGTTTCACAGGGTACGCGAAGTGCTGCTTCTATTGTTGTTAGAACTTTAAATGTTAAAGATGTAACTACATCAGATGTAGCAGAAGGTACAAATTTATATTTCACCAATACAAGGGTGGTTAGCTCTTTAACTGCTGGTGGTAATATTACTATCGATGCTAATGGTAGAATTAATTCAACTGTAACGAGTAGTTCTAACTATACCAATTCTAATACATATGCAAATGTTAGCTTGATAGGGTATGCTACAACAACTAATGTAGCATTAAAAGCAAATATTAGAGATTTAACAACAGCTAATGTAGTTGAGTTAACTAACCTGTACTTTACCAATGCAAGAGCTATTGGTTCCTTAACTGCTGGTGGTAATATTACTATCGATGCTAATGGTAGAATAAATTCAACAGCAACAGGCGGCGGTGGGTCTTCTACATATGGTGATTCTAACGTAGCATTATTAGGGTATGCTACAAATGCTAATGTTGCTACAAAAGCAAACATAGCTGATCTAACAACTGCAAATGTAACAGAACTTACAAATCTTTATTTTACTAATGCTAGGGCAATTGCTGCAGTTACCAATACAACTTTAAGTAATTTAACCGCTTCAGGTAATGTTATCGCAACTAATTTTGTTGGAAGCGGATCTGGCCTTACTGGAGTTGCCTTAAAAACTTCAAACTCTTGGATAGTGACCACAGGTACAAACATTTACAGTTTCACTGTTCCAGCAAGTGGAACATACCAGTTGTGGGTTGAATGCAATATCCCCAATGGCATCTTGGTTTGGAATGCTACTGCTACCTTTACCAATAGCAATGTACCTGTTGTGGGTACTCATTATGCATGGGTCTACAATGGTGGCGGCTCACCCGTGGACTTTACCAGCATACCCAATCAATTTACAGGAACAGCAAACACCATAATTCGTAGCAGTGGAAGCGGAAGTTTAAATACCAACAAATTTGAATTTGGTATTAACAACACTAGCGGCGGTAATGTTACTGTGCGTTACGGTTGGGTCACAATTAGTTAACAGATCAAGATACGGTTTATAAACCGTATAACTTCTTTATGATAAATATAAGATATAAAGGTATTAAATGGCTAAACCAGCATCTAGACAACAATTAATAGATTACTGCCTTAGAAAATTAGGGCAACCCGTCGTTGAAATTAACGTTGATGATGACCAGGTAGAAGATAGAGTAGATGAAGCATTTCAATACTACAGAGATTTTCATTATGATGCTACTCAAAAAGTCTATTCGTCAATGCAGCTTACATCAAATGTAATTGCGCAACAATACATTACACTACCAGAAGAGATGATTGGTGTTGAGAGAATTCTTCAAATATCTAATCGCTCAAATGGCGCTAGTATGTTTGATGCAAGATATCAGTTAATGTTAAACAATATTCAGTCTCTAACTAATACTGATATTATTTACTATAGTATGTTAAAGACAGAGTTAAATCTAATTAATGATCTAATGACTGGTCAAAAACCTGTTAGGTTTAACAGACATATGAATAGATTGTTTATTGACCTAGATTGGAAGAATGAAGTCCAGGAAGGGGATTATGTCATTGTAGAAGGATGGAGCTCACTTGACCCGGATACATACACCGATGTGTACAACGATGGTTTTCTTAAAAGATATTGTACTGCTCTAATTAAACAGCAATGGGGTATCAATCTTAAGAAGTTTGAGGGTGTACAATTACCTGGTGGGGTAACTCTTAATGGACAGATTATCTATAACGAAGCTACTGAAGAGATAGATAAGTTAAAACAGGAAGTACAGGATACTTACCAACTACCTATAGACTTCTTTACAGGTTAATGTGTTCTATCTCATCCGACCACAGAGTGATTATAATATGTATTCAAAAACTAATCCACTACTAATTTACCAATGGCTGTAAACCCCTATTTTCAATCCGGAATTCCAGGAGGCCGTTCGTCTGAGCAACTCTTAGTAGAAGACCTGATAATTGAGTGTATGAAGATATATGGTTTTGAGACCATGTACCTACCCAGACATGCTGTTAACCCGGATAACATTTTAAACGAAGATGTGCTAAACAGTTTTGAACATGCATACCCGTTAGAGATGTACATGCAAAACGTAACTGGGTTTGAGGGTGATGGAGATTTGCTTACCAAATTTGGTGTCGAGATTAGAGATACAGCCACGTTTATCGTTGCAAGAAGAAGATGGGATGAAGTTGTTGGAAGATCAGGTAATGCTGTTCTAACGACGAGACCGGCTGAAGGGGATATTGTTTATTTTCCATTAACAAAAGCTTTTTTTGAAATTAAACGAGTTGAAGCAACAGACCCGTTCTTCCAAGTTGGTAAGCTTTATGTTTACAAATTACAATGTGAATTGTACCAGAATTCTAGCGAAGTGTTTAGTACCGGTAATAGCGAGATTGATGGTATGGCAAGTAGTGTATCTACTGACATTGGTAACTACCAAATATTATTAGAAGATGGCACAAAACTTTTATTAGAATATTATGCACCTTCAAGTATTATACAAGAGAGCTTTAACATCGAAGCAATATTACCTAATATTCAAAACGATGATATAAAGGCAGAAATTTCTGTACTAGACTTTACTGAGAAAAATCCGTTTGGGGAATTTGTATAATGAATCAAAAATTTTATTGGGGTACCATTAGAAAATCTATTGTTGCTTTTGGCAATATGTTTAACGATATAACTATTGATAGAAGAAACAATGCCGGGGAAGTAACACAGACCATGCGTGTTCCTCTTGCATATGCTCCTAAGCAAAAATTCTTAGCTCGTATTGCAGCTCAACCTCAATCTTTTGAGCAAAGTTTTGAAACTTTTCTGCCAAGAATGGGGTTTGAAATGCTTGGTCTTGTATATGACCCAAGTAGAAGAGTTAGCTTAGTACAACAAAA